AAGTACATCTAAGATATGTTCTACAAATGTTCCATCCATTTCTGATTTTCCATTTGCTTTCATTATCTCATAGATTTTATCAAGCACTTTTCTTGGCCCATCACTAGGCAGGTCTGAAGACATAAGAACAAACTCTTTCTCAAATTCTTTAGGATTTAATAACAGGCAGTGAAGTAATTTACCTTCTACCATTGGTTTGTCTACTACATCATCTCTTTGCTTGAGGATGTAGTGTTGATGAAATAAAACAGGACTAAACAATAATTTATTTAGTCCTGAGTATGACATCATGAAAGGTTGTGAGAAGAATTCATCTTCTAATCTTATTCTCTCTAAGTGAGGAATATCTTTTGCGCTAATCAGCTTCATCATCATTTATTGGGTTTATGATTCCTTCACAGAAGGAATTTAATATGGTGATGTACACACCTGGTTTTGTCTTATCATAACTCCAGTACTTGGCATTAATGTTTAAGGGTACAGGCAAGATAATCTCTGCGTTATCATCTTCTATCCATCCAGCTTTAGTCATCTCATCTTGTATAGTTTGAGCAGGATTAATAAAATCCCATCTGTGTCTACTACCTCTTACAAAGTGCATTCCTATAATGAGAGGTAAGTCTTTACCTTGCATTAGTTTTAAGAATGCATCTTTATACTTTTTCCAATAAGGAGCAGATAACTTTCTATACTTCTGTGTTGCTTTGCTCGCAATGAACATTCCTGACCTTGTCATTATTCTACCATTCTTGCTGCTTGGTACAGCTCCTGGAATAAAGAAGACATTTTTCATAATCTAATTAAATTCTTAAAGTACTCTTTAACTTTCTTGGCACCATGATCCTTTACAGAATCACTGATGTCTTTAGATAAGTCTAGTAAAAGATAAGGTAAATCATATTCTTCATGATACCTATACATTGCTTTTTTACCAGCATCATCGTTGTCAAAGATAACATACTTATCTTGATACTCTTCTTGAATCCAATTCATAATTGAATCTAATCCAGCATTCTCACTACTTGGTGCAATATAATCACCAACAATTCCTAAGCTCTTCATAGACATAATATCTTTGAGAGAGCTGCATATGAATAATCTAAAATTACCTTCTAGTTGTTCCCAACCTTGAACATAATTACAAAAGTTCATAAACTTTTTGTCTTTGTTTTCTGGCATATATATTTTGTACACATCACCATTTGCTTTGGTGTAAGCATACACTCTTCTGCCTGTTCTACTAAAACTTTAAGTACCTCTTGCCATGGTAAATGTATCAACTGGTTTTACATTGTAAAGTTCTAGTAGTTTGCTACCAATATTATATGGAGCCCAATACTCTTTATCATCTGTATTCCATGATCTGTATTTAATATCATGCAACTTCCATTTGATTTGCTCAGTAACAATAGGCTTTATATACACATTACCTTTTATGTAATTTCTGTAATCTTCTACTATTACTTTAATAGCATCACCATAACTGATTCCTTTTAGTCTTTTTATCAAATCTACAGCATCACCATGTAATCCTGTACTAAAACACTTGTATCTATATTCTTTAGAAGAACTTAAATAGACATACATGCTTGGATCATTGTCTTTTGGATTAAATAAACTTTTAATCTTTACACTTTGACCATGTAACTTTTCTTTTAGTCCTAAGTAATATTCAAATGTCCATTCAACAGGAACATCATCTATATCAAATACTGCTTCTCTGCTTGAAAACATATCTTAAATAATTAGGGGAGAACATCACTGCCCTCCCCAGATTAAAAACTAAAAACTAAATATCTAAATCATCTTTGCCTTGGAAGCCATCTACTTTCTCAGCAACTTTCTTCTTTCTGATATGAAGATCTGCATTGAATGTAATTACTTTGCTAGCATCTTTACCTTCTACTGCAAGCTCATACGGTTTCTTAGCCTTATCAGCTTTTACTAGGTAAAGTCTGTGTTGAGTATAACCTTGTGAGTTTTCATACTCAGCACCACCTACACAGAAATGAATGAATCTGTCAGGATTAATAAAATACTTCTTTGCTTCATCAAGATACTCTTGAATAGTATCACCAGAGATATTTTCATCAGCTAATCTTTCACTGATACCAATCTCTTTAGCAAAGTTCCATAACCATCTAAAAACTTGCTCATCTCTTGGTGTAGTTTTACCATCAATCTTACTAGTGTAATCACTGAATGCAAAAGGACTTGCTTGTACCCAACCTACTTGACCTTTATATACACCAAGTTCAGGAGAGTTTTTGTCAATAGATAAACCAGTAAATGATTCATCTTCTACAGGTGTAGTTTCTAACAATAATGTTAGATTTAGTGCATTAGAATCATATGGTGGTGCTTCTAATTTCATGTCAATTACTCTAGCTGTTACATTGCTAGGTTGAATAACTTTTGATACGCTTGGTGCTGATAATTTTTCAGCTGCTTCTTTACTTGAGAATGCCATGTTAATTTGTTTTTAATTGTTAATCTATGAATACTTTATTCCAATGTGTTTCTAAGCCAGACTCAGTTAACTCTGAGATAGTAATTTCTTCATTGCGTAGATGCTCTGGCCTTGCACCACACGCAACTTCATCATTAGTTTTGAAGCTGAGAATATTCTTGTTACCTTTTCTATACAGGTAACCAATAGCATCAGAATTAGATGCTGTAATTCTCTTGATTTTACCTGTAAGGTCCAAATCTAAGGAATTAAATTCATTCCCTGCTTTCTCTAATACAGTGTCTTTTACGTGACCTAATAGGATTACTCTAGGAGCCAATGACTTAATGTAATCTAGCATCTTTTGGAATGCTTGTCTAAGCCATGGATATCCTGCACCATTAGGCATGTTAGTAATAACGCCATACTTTGGCTTACCTTGTGTAAACCAGTTCTGACCCATAGATGATTTAGCATATAATTCCTCTGCATATCCAATACACATTTCTTCCATTGCAGTGATTGTATCAATTGCAATGTACTGATAAGGATTACCTGCTTCTTTGATAGCTGTACCAATAGCTTTTAGTTCAGCAACACTACCTACTTTAAGCTTTATTGCCTCTACATAATCTGAACCATCTTCAAAATCTAAGATGAGACAGTTAGGAAGTTGAGCAAGCAAACTAGTTTTACCAACCTTAGGTTTACTAAAGATGATTAAATCTTTAGGTGATTTAGTAATAGCTTTTACTGGAGCCATTGGTAACTCAATCTTCTTTACTTCTTTTTCCATTAGGATCTTTTTATATTAGTTTTCTTAATCATTTCATTGACCCATTCTTTGTTGCTAACAGGTACACTCTGAATGATAGCATAGAAATCTCTGATGGTCATACCATTGATATTCTCATCACGATTGTCTTCTTCAGTTTCAGATACCATGTCAAACAAAGTACTAATCTTTTCTGTAACAGCAGAACCTGTGATCTCTACTAGATCTGTAATAGGAACTTGATAAGAACCATTTGTTGTAGTACCATTAAAATCTGTGTACGTATAAACATCTGCAAAATTAGGCGTGTTCTTTACTTGGAAGATTCTAATGTTTTCTTCTTTTGCTGACTCAGCATAACAGATAAACTTACCTGTGTTGTCTACTAATTGATCCCATCCACTGTTTACTAATACAAAGAAACAATCACCACTGAATTCATAAGACTTCAATAAGATGTGATTGAATTTGTACTCCTGCCAGTTCTTAGGAATAATTGGATTTTTCTTTTTGTCAGATACTTTAATACCTAACTTACCTAGCTTCTTGATTGCTATAGGAGATACGTGCTCCTGAGTAATCAGCCAAGGCTTTTTCTCTGTTGGTTTTGATTCAAACATATATAAATAATTATTTTTTCATCTTTGCTGCTTCCTTAGCTTCCTTCATAGTGTGAGGGATTTTCTCCATCTCCTTCATAGTAGCTCTTTCAAAGTCAGCTTCAAAAAACAATAAACCAGTTTTACCATTCCTAACTTTTAAGAAATGTGCTGCTATTGTATTTTCAGTCATTAAATATCCTCTAGGACCATAGTATCTGATATCATTCTTCATAGGTCTATTGATACCAATTAATACATCACTGAATTGAAGTAATGCATCTGAGCCATAAACATCAGAATCTTTTACATAGTTACCTATGCTACCTTCTTCCATTCTGGCTTGGCTATCAATATCTCTATTTAACTGACTCAAGAGTATAACACTGATTGGTAACTTTCTTCTTGCCTCTGCTAACATATTACCTAAGTTAAATAACATAGCAAGCTGTGAAGACTCACTACTATCTTTCTTAACAAGTAAACTATGATCTACAGTTACAAGTACATGTTTGTTCATGTGTCTACAGAAATTCTCAATAGTTTCATACATCTTATCTACTGTCTGTGGTCTTTCTGCAACATAAATTGGTCTATGCTTATGTTCTTCTATGTATCTACGAGCTGCACTTAAATCATCATCTGAGATAGGATCAGTAACAGAAGCAAAGTTTCTATGAGGGATGCCAGTCTTTGCACTAATATTTCTAATACCTGTGCTTCTTGCTAACATCTCAAATTGAAAATCTAATACTGCAAAATCTTGGTCTGGATTATGATCAAATGCTCCACTTGTAATCATATTAGCCATTAATGATTTACCTGATGCAGATCTACCACCTATAACTGTAAGTGTATTCCATTCTAATCCTCCCATAAGCTGAGAGTTAAACTTTGTCCAAGGAGTCTTTAAGCTTTTTATATCACCATCTCTACGTTGAATGATATAATTATATGTTTTGTCTAATACTTCTTCATAGGATAACAATCCTAATTCAGCTGGTGTTTTTGGTGGTTTGATTGAAGACATGAAATGCTAATTTAATAATTTTAATAATACAGTTGGCTCTTACCAACGTATTTTTTCCTTCTTATTATCAGCTAATTGCTGATTAATTTTATTAAATATATCATTACAATCCCATTTGCTTTGCTTCATGTATGCTGCATATGCAGGATGCGTGGATTTGAATACATGATGATGATCACCAATCAATGATTCATAAGACTGTGCTTGCTTACCCATGAGGCCCCACACTAATCCTGATTGTTGAAAGTTGAGCATATCAAGTAGATATTCCATGAATGGTTTCCACTGTTCTACATGCTTACCAGTCTTAGTAACTTCAGTAGTTAATGCACTATTAAGCATTAAGACTCCTTGCTTAGACCATCTTGCTAAATCAAATTTAGTTTCAGGTTCTAATGCATCTCTGTCTTCAAATGGAACTGTGTCTTCTATAGCATCTAATATATATCTTAAACTAGCTTCTGGTTTATTTGTATTACTACAACTAAATGCTACACCATCAGCTACTAAAGGTTGTGGATATGGGTCTTGCCCAATCAATATAACCTTTACTTTGTCTACTGGACATTCTTCAAATGCCCTAAATAATTGTTTAAGTGGAGGAGTAAATCTTCTTCCTTCTTGATTTTCATTTACTAGAAAATCAATAATAGATTGAAAGTCATCACTTCTAAGATGTACTCTTAAAAATGAAGCCCATCCACTGCTCACTAATTTTCCAATAAGTTTGTCCCTGATTTGTTTAGCATCAGGTTTTTCTTTAATTTCGTTCATATAAAACCAACATTATTATGTCAAAGACTTATGTAACAGTTCTTAAGAGAAACGCTATCATTCAAGTGCCATTCACTACTGATGATGTTTCACAATTACATTCTATTTTATTACGTCACTTAGATGATCAATGTAAGCTAGATGATATATCATGGGCTACTATTGAATCACTATGTAGTAAAATTGATAGACATGCAGAGAATCAAAATCAAACAGTATCTAAAGAAGTTAATTTCTAATGGAACAACCAAAAAAAATTGAAACTCTAAAAGAAGATGCAGTAATTGTGATAAAACTCAATACTCATTTTTATCAAAGACTAGTTGTAGTTTTAAAATCTATTATTGACAGTAAATCTCCAGAAGAACTAGAGAAAGCTGGTAAAGAAATAGAATCTAAAAATATAACTGAAGAATGGATTCTTAATTATGAAACCATGCTTTACTTGGTAAAAGGAGCAGAGGAATATGCACAGGCAAATAATCTAACTGAATGGAGAGAAATAGAATCTGATCCATCAATACAGAATACACCCGAAGTCAGCTCCTAATTCTATACATGCTTGTATAGCCATAGATAACTGATCTTTACTACACTCTGCAAAACTCTTTACATATTCTACAGGTCTATCTTCTCTGTCTTTATCTTTTAATTTGACAGTAAGTCCACACTTTCTTTTTACTTCTAGTTTGACATCTTCAAAGTCATTACCAGTGCAATGTGCAAGCTCTCTAATAAGAGCATGTACTTTTGCTAACTGTACTAGACTGTGATCATCTTTAACTACTTCGCACATCATACTTACTCTATTCCCTGGTTTCAGGGAATGAAGCATTCTGTTGAACTTTTGTAATTCCTTATCATTTCTAGGAGCTAACACTCCTTTCTCATCAACTACATACTCAATTATTGTGTACATTTTTGTAAGTTATTTTTTCAGGATCAAAATCTTCTAGGGCTTTCTCCACCCATTTTTTATCAATAGTCTCGTGGTACATAAGTACATGTACAGTTGCAACTTTATCAGGAGTTAATCTTAACACCCTTCCTATTCTCTGTGCCGCTTTCCTTTCGTTGCCATATGCATGAAGAAGAATAGCACACTCAAGATCAGGAATATTAATACCCTCATTAAGCTGTAGAACACAAGATAGTCTAGTAATATCTCCATTCTTAAATAGTTCTAAGTTATCTTCACTATTAGGATTACCACTGTGATAACTATGCTCACACATTCTATCAGCTTGCTCTTGTGTATTGCAGAAAATAAGACATTTACCTTTTATAGTATCTGCTAATTTCTTTGCATAAGATTCTTTGGTTGGATACTCCATCAAGCCTCTCATCCTCATAATCCTAAAATACATTTCTGATTTAGGATTGGTTGCACCCATCAAAGCTCTACACTGGTATTGATAATTATCATACTCACTAGTAGTCCATGATTTAGTTTTTGTCTTAACTACATAAGTAGACAATCTGCTAAGATTGACAGGATGTACAATGATTTTATAATCATTTAAGATTTTATCATCCACTGCACTATCTGTAATATACTTATACTTAATAGGACAAAACTGATTTACCATCTCACCTTTTTCTGATCTAGCAAATCTTGGAGGCGTACCTGTAAGTCCTACAATTCTACCACCATAATGTGTTAGCCAGAAATGATGTGAATATAATAAAGAATGACACTCATCTAAATATATTACATCATATGTTTGTGCTTGTTTACTTAATGATAAGTATGTAGTAATAGTTGTCCTATCCATTAGATAAGACAAACCAAACTTATTCATATCATCAAACCAACTATTGAATATACTTTTCTTTGGAGCAACAACTAAGAACTTAGCATCTGGATTAACTTCTTTTAGATACCAATCCATGTGCAGTAATCCTATATAAGTCTTACCCACTCCCATTGATACAGCTAAACCAACTCTATTGTTCTCTTTTGCTACAGTTAAAGCTTCTTCTTGTATTTGCTCTCTCTTAGAGGGCAACTGTTGTGTTTCCTTTTTCATCACCTTCTGTATTATTAATGTGATCTTCTGCTACCATGTTTAGAACATCATATGCATCAAACAATGCTGATGCAAAGCTTTCAGTTCTATAATCAAGTGGACAGCCTTCGTCTGCACTTCTAGCAAGATTTGCTAATGCTTTAACTACTTCATCAAATAGTTTTTCTTTTGTCTTTAAATGAGTATTCATATAATAATTAATTTAATCTACTATCTGAAAAGCCAAGTTCTTTAGCTTCTTTAGGGTGTAATTCTATCCATTGATGACAACTTCTGCATAATGGTAACCATGTATTTTGATCCAAGTAGTACAATCCTCTACCTTTTTTATGATGTACATCAGTAGCAATAGCACTGCAACCTTGCAGTTTTGCTCGGCAGTAAGGATTTTTGATAAGAAACTCTTTTCTTACTTTACTGTACAGTTGATCTAGTACATCTCTTTTGTCTGATTTCCCTTTTAAGGGAGTTCTTTGTTTTGGGTGATTGATAGGTTCTTTTTTATACCAGCAATCTTTGCAAAATTTCTCACCCAAGTAATTCTTCCAGATGGATTTATCTTCTCCGCATCCAGCGCACTTCTTTAATTTTGGTGTAATCATTCGTCTTGGATATCAGCATCAAGGTCTTGAAGCTTATCTAAGTCAGATGGGTCTACATATTCTTCTGTAGGTTCCTCATCATCATCATACTCATCTGCTTTTGCTTCGCCATATAACAGTACACTGGATTCAAAAGGGTTACGAAGTTCTTCTCCCCAGTTCACTGCCATAAGATACTCAAAATCATCATCAGTCATTCTTAGATAAGCTTCCAATGAAACCTCTATGGATTTCCCATTTGGAAGGTTGATAATCATTATATTATATAATAAAATACAAATATCAAACCTAACAATAATTAGGGATAAACTTCTCAAATTTACAAAATTCTGTGCATTATATCGCTATAATTCTACATCTTTTTCTTCAGTAAATTTACCTTCAAGATTAACATCTAGCTTAACTCCAACCTTTCTCATCCATAAATCCTTCTTCATACCCTGCACATAATCCCATGCTTTTGGTATGAATCCACAATCTTCAATGACATGTTGCTCACCTATTAATCTAGTAGGTACTTCTTTGATATGACCACCACTTAAAGTTACTTTAACTGTTGGACCAAATACTTTCTCACATTCAAATATACCTTCAGCATGATGTCTCATTGCTCTGTGTCTACTATCTGGTATCCATGCCTTGGTTTCATCAAACCAATCATGAATGTGGATATAATCTTCCCATTTGCCACCATGCTTCTTAGCAGATGACATTGCGTGATGAACAGGTGTAGCCATTAGAAAGGTAATTCAGGTGGTTTTCTATCAGTAGTTGCTTCTTTATCAACATCAAAGTCAGAACCAGATTTATAAATTAATCTTTCAAAATGTACATCTTCTAACATCTTTTTGATATCAAGATGATGCTCTGCTACAATATCTCCTAAAGTAACTTCAGGTTTAGGCTTTGGAGCAGTTGCTTCCATTGAGTCTTCAATCTCAGATGGTAATTTTCCTTCATCTTCACTAAAATCAACATCCATTGATATGGTTTGATTTGTCTCTGTAAAGTAGTTATAATGTTCCCATGAGAATTTAGTAGCACTGATTTCCATTTCACCATAGCCACCATCATCATTAACAAAGCCACCCTCTTCTTCATCAATTACTCTCCATGCAAGAGAGTATGCCGCATTACAAGTATCTGAATCAAAGTGTGATTCTATCCTCTCGCTAACATAGCTTCCTTCTTTATCATAGTAAACATTAAAAGAATCAATGTCTCCACTATCTCCACTGCCACTATAATTAACTTTGAAAGTACAGTTTTCTGGAACATCTGTCTTTTCTATATAGGACATTAACAAATCCCATAATTCCATTTGCTTTTCACCAATTTGATCTTTCATCTTTGGTCTCATATAATCATAAAGACTTTCTTCTTCATTGATTATCTCAA